TCGTCGATCTGCTTGCGCAATGCGGCGTTCGATTCCTTAAGCTTGTCGATTTCGCTCTTTCCGGCGTTCTCCATCTCGTCGAGTTTCATGGCTTTTGATTTGAGCTCGTCGTAGTCCTTGTACTTGCCGCGCTCCTTCGCCAACCTTTTCTCGACGATCTGGTCGACCTGTTCCTGGGTGAACGATTTCGGCTCGCCGCCGTCGCCACTATCGCCGGAACCGCCCTCGTCCCCGCCGCCGTCGATGAGACGGATACGGGCCGGGAATCGGAATCTGTTGAACATGCTGTGCTCCTTCTTGCTGTTTCCCGTGGATTCGAGTTCGACCGCGCCACGGTGCGCTGTATGGTCCTCCCACGCGATACGGCGCATGGTCGCCGCCAACCGGACCGGCTGGTCGAGTGGTGGATGCAGGATTCGCACCTGCGTGGCTGTGAAGCACCCGATTTACAGTCGGGTCCGTTCGTCTACTCCGGCAATCCACCGAAATCAATGGTTTTTGGTAAAATAGAAGTACCGGAGGTCCCGTGCAGACTTGAAATAATAGCCTATTCGTGCGGGAGTGCCTCCGGGTTTTTATTGCAGCTCGATTTCTCTCATCCCGTTGTTGTCCAATAGGAACAAACGTCTGATCTTGTTTTTCTTATGCAGCGCGTTATAGCGGGAAAGTTGCGTCACCAGTTTCTCCGGAGCCGAGTATCCAGTGAGATCCACAATGAATGCATCCTTCACGACACCATGCTGCTCGGCTTTGGATACCGCTTTTGAGATGTTCTTCGAAATGGATCCGTAGTCTGGGCGTTTTTGCCGAGATGACTTAACCTCGCACTCAAGGTCTTGCTCAATCCATTTCAAATCATTCGTCGATTTGTGCCCCAAAGTATCGCGTGGAATCCATTCGTAATGCTGTCCGAGTGACTTGAAATGTTCCAGGAACACGATTTCATGCATCTCAAGGACGTCTGCGTCTACTGGGACGCCAAGCGCCTTCTGCCTTCCATCCCATCCTTTCTTGCTTAATGATTTCTCGTCGCGCATGCCGGTGAAATCATGTTCGACTTTGAAAGACGCACGTTTCTTCGGCATGATCCCGTCGCTCAATTGCTTAGGGAACTTATGACGCATAACGAATGTGACGGCATTCGCGTCGGCCGAATCCAACTTGATTCCGGCTTCCTCGGCGGAGGACTTCCAATTCTTTCCCAATGCGTTGCCGTTGATGGCTTGCACGGCCTGATCGTACATGGCTTTATACTTCGCTTGGTCATAGCCGAAGATCTTGTCCTTGCCCCAGCTGCACACGGGAATGCAACGGCATTTGCCGTTATGGAAAGAGCCGCCGAAGTCCGCGCTTTCCTCACTGGTGTATGCGAATCCTCGGCTGGCGAGCATCACGCAAAATGCACAAGGATTGGAGCCTCGTGGGACGCGTGCCCATCCAGGATGCGTCTCGTCGGCGTCGCGGTTGTTCTGCGTGGTCAATCGTACAGACCTGCTCATCATGTCGGCAATGAACTGCTGCCAGTCGTCCACCGTCTTCAGGTCGGGCCAAAGGTCTTCAACAGTCAGCCCGTTGGCGTTGCCATGCTTCAAATTAGTGTAGTTATGCCCATTCCAATCGGTTCCAGTGAAACCGCCTACCTGACGGTATAGCACTTCATATTCGTCGCAAGTAGATGAGACGTAGGGCGGCATTTTGATGCCGGCGTATTTCTGCCACAGGTTCCTGGTGTCAGTGTAGTACCTACGTGATCGTTCGGACGCATCGCGGGTGTACCTGAGCACTATGTCTTGTCGTTCCAACGGTTTCGCGGATTCCATCGCGTCGGTGGCGTCGTCTGTCAGATTCTCAAGATCAGTCTCGTAATCCCTATGCAGTTTCTCCAGTTTCTGACGAAGCTGCGCTTTCGCCGGTTCCGGCAGATCCAGATTGTTCAGATCCATCCGTCACCTCCGAGGACGCCGCGCTTCTGTCCATGAGCTGGTCGATGCGTTGTTCCGATTTCTGCCGTTGCTGGTCGGCGCGTAGGCGGGTGATTTCCTCGCGGGTCAGGCCGAGACGTTCGAGTCCGACATCGGAGTCGGCGTAGCCGGTGATCTTGTCGGCGATCTTCGTGAACGCGTCGGCGCGCGCCGCGTCGGAGATTTCCCTTGTGGGCGCCCATACCGGATGCACGTCGCGCATGGAGTCGGGTATCGTGTTCGCGCCTTCGCGCAATGCCACGGCGATGCCCATGGCCCGTTTGAGTTCCCGTCCGAAGGCCACGTTCTGCTTGTCAGCGATGCGCGTCAACCGTCGTTCGGCGGATGCCATGGCCTCGGCGCTGGTCGGATTGTCCAACGTGATGCCCAGATAGTCGACCGGCACTCGGGTCTGCGAGGCGACGAGCATGGCCAAGGTCTTGAGCATGTCCGAATGGGGCGTCATGGACGCCTGCTGCACCTGATGCAGTTGGGGAAGCTCTCCGTTCTCGTCCGCGGTGATCGCGTTGATCGCCTGGATGAGACTCGTCCATGTGTTGCTGCTGAACGCGTCCCTGTTCGCTCCGATGAACCAGAGTTTCGGAACGGAATAGAATTCGGCCGACGCCTCCATGCGGACCACGGTGCGGAATCCGGCGTCGACGAGGCTCATGAGCGAACGGCTGATGCGGCTGTGGCCGAATGGCCGGTCCATCTGCCTGTCGTAGGCGAGCGCGACGGCAGTCGGCTGGTCGAAGTTCGTTTCGATTTTCTCCGCCCGCCATGGGGTCAGGTGGCCGGAGCATTCGTAGACCTTGCCGGGGAGCCACACGTTGAACGCGCAGATTCGTCCGTCCTTGTCGTCCTCGGTGATGGTCAACGCGGCGGCCAGACGGTGGTTGCGTCGGTCCCAGATGCCCGCGGACCAGTCGGCGGAACGCGGAATCATACTGATTCGTTCCGGATTCTCCGGGTCTGCGGCGATGGTCAGGAAGCTGCATGAGTGCTTGTAAGCGGATACGATCAGTTCTGACGTGGCCACGTCCAATTGGTTGTCCTCGAACAGGTCGTTGACGCCCATCGTGTCGTCGCCGGATACGCTGAACCCTTCCAGGTCGCTCAGGTCGCTCAATGATCGGACGGCCAGTTCGGGCCATCCGATCATCGCCTCGACCTTGTTTTTGATCTGGTCGGGGATGGAGATTCCGAAGTCTTTGAATCGTTCCTTGCAGTCGTAGTAGGCTCCGCGGATCAGGTTGCGTGGGTATTTCTCACGCCACACGCGCAACAGTTCGTGGATGATGGGCATGTCCTCGTCGTCGACGCCGAGGATGGTGCCGACGTTTCCGCTTGCGGTGTCGAGGTAGCTGCTGCCGGTGAATTTCGGAGCGACACTTACCGTTGTGCCGTCGGCCATGTAGAACACCATCAGAACATCACCTCCTGTCGTCTTCCCGGATGTCGTTTCGTCGTGAACGCCCCATACAGGGCGAGAGTGGTGGACACGAGCGGCGTGATGTCGACATCACTGCCGAGTTTGTTCCAGGCGATCGCGCCGGACTGTCCCAATGGGCGCGTGGTCGCGCCCTTGACGGCTGCGGCCAGCTGCGGCTGGTATTCGTCCCGTGGATGCTTGAGCGTTCCGGCCTTGAGCATGTCGAGGAAGCGTCCGCACGCGCGGCCCATCTCCTGCATGTTCGTGACCGTGACCCTCACATGCGCCTTCTTCAGTTCGGGCAGCAGGCTCATGGCGGGCGACTGCGCGTCGATGACCACGCTGGCGGTCTTCGGCCAATGTTCGGCGAGCCAGTCCACGGCCCACATGGTGCCAGCCTGCCGCGCGTCCTTGATGTTCGCCATCTGGATGACGGCTGACCCGTCCTCGTACCGCAATGCGGCGCCGATGGTCAGCACGCTCCTGTCGGGCGGCATGTCGATGCCGAAGCTCACCGTGCCGCCGTCGGGCACGTCGTCGGTTTCGGCGGCCTTCCACAGGTCGGGACTGATGGCGTATGCGGTGGCGGTCTCGTCCCATATGCCAAGCGCCTCACGACGGAATGAATCGTCCGACAGGTTGTTGCGCATGCGCATGATTGCCTGTTCGCTTGTACGTTCCGGATAGCTGGGATTCGCTTTAGCCCACTGTTCGCGGTCGTCCGGATCCGCGTCCTTGTCGGCGGCGAGCTCCACGTAGAGGAGGTTTCCGTCATGGTTCAGCGCATGCATGCGTTTCTCCGTGAACGCCTCGCACTGGTCTCCCGGCTTGGGTGGATTGCCCATATACACGACCAGGGGGTTAGGACTCGTGTTCAAAACCGGAATCATGTTGTCCATCGCGCGCACTGTGAGAATCTGCGCTTCGTCGAACACAGCCACGTCCACGCTGTGCAATCCTCGGCCGAAGCCGTTTTCGCGGGCGCCGAACATGATGCGGCTGCCGGACGTGAACGTGATCTCCTGTTGGCCGTTTGCTCTGCGGATGCGTTCCACGTACCGGCCGAGCACTGGATTATGCTCCATCTCGCACATGTCCGCGAATGTCTCGTCGCTGGTGCGCGTATGGTGGGCGGTCCAGATGGCTTTCAGGTTCGGTGTGAGTATCGCCTTGAGGAACAACGCGGTGCCGACGGTGAAGGTTTTGCCGATCTGCCTGCAGCTGGACAGCACGGCGCCGTCCGCGCCACACGCATACTTGCCTTCCGCGTTCTTGGCGAACAGAAGCCACAAGAAGCCCTGCTGCCACAAGTCGAAACGGATGCCGGCCTTGCGCGCGGCTTTGTTGATTCGCGTGAACTCGCTGCCGACGATGCCTTCCGGCTGGCGGAGGACCTTGGCGATTTCAGACAATCGACGCTCCGACATCGTCCGTCACCTCGTCTTCCTCATCGTCCAGCAGGTCGGTCAGGCCACCGACCTGGAGTGATTCGATGCGTTCGCATACGTCGATGAGCTGGCGGCTGATCGCGGGCAGCGCGTTCGCCGGCGTCGTGGGATCGGCCATGGCCTTGAGCAGCAGGTCACGGTTGTCTCGCAGTATGTCCAGCATGCTGCCGTCCATCATCCGTTCGAAGCTCCGCTGGTCGAGATCCTGCTCCGGCTTCTGTTTCGTTTCCACGGCTTTGACGGGCGGCTTACCGTTCCGGTCCTGTGCGGGCCGGTTCTTTTTCCGACGCCGATAGTCTTTCTGCCTGCATTTCGCGGAGCAATATTTCTGTTGGCTGCCCTTGCCACTTGGCCTAAATTGCTTACCGCATACTTCGCAAATCATTGCGTTTCCTTCATTCCAAAACCAGTGAGGAACCCGAGTTCTTCGCGCAATCTTGTTGCAGCAGCTTCCGCCCGTGCAAGCGTCTTGAATGGACCTCTCTTGTATGCCTTCCTATTCTTGATAACCTCAACTTGCCATGCTTTTCGATCGTTACGCCAGTAGACACCACGGATTCCAGATTTGCTGTTCTTATTACAGGAAACACGATATTCGGAATTCTCCTGAACCGTTACTGTTCTCAAATGGTCTGGATTAACGCATGAACGGTTGTGACAGATATGATCAATCACCATCCCATCTGGGATAAACATGTTATGAGTCAATGCATATGCGAAGCGATGTGCCGGAACGGACGTCTTTGCCAGACGGAATGTGCCATATCCCTTTGGGTGATGAGCACCGTTCCATTCCCAACATTTACTAGGGTCAGTGCTTCTGAAGTATTTATTAAATCGTTCTATGTCAGATGCTGACGCTTTGAAAAAGGCCATATTCCGCCTTTCATTCAACGTATGCGTAACACAATTCGTTACGCTTAAATTTCAAGAGAAATATCGGCACTGCACCCGAGGCTACCCCAAGGGGGTATGACCGGGTACCCTGCCCTGGTATCGGGTCAGATGCCGAACGTTTTGAACGGCATCGAGCTTGGTTTGATGGTCTGCTTGCCGGCCAGCAGCGCTCGTGCGTGTTCGTCTGTCTTGTCGCTCTTCATCCTGTTGCAGATGCGGTGCGTGAGCCTGCAGTTAGTGAAGCTGTATGGATCGCCGCCGCGTGAGACTGGTATGAGTTCGTCTACTTCGGCGCTCATCGGATGTGGTGTCTTCAATGTCTTGTCGACTGGCTTGCCGCAGATGGCGCACACGTCGTATGCGGCCAGCACTCTTGCCCTGAGCTGTCTGCGCCGCCAGCCGTTGCTGACACGCTCGTTGCGCCGCTTGCTCATGTGGCCTCCCCACATGCATGAGCCCCGGGGTGCCGTGGATTTGCCGACGACTATCTTCGCCGTTGGCTTGCTGGAATGCCGGTATAGGGGCTCCCGTATATGGACACTCCCGTGTCTTGTAGGGGCTCCCCATCATCTGCGAATACCCCTCCCGGATTGTCAATACCCCTACCCCGGATTTGTTTCATGGGTGCCTTCGGCAGGATTCGAACCCGCGTCCACACGCGGCCACAAGGAAGAGAATCCAATAAAGACTCGCGGCCGGTACGATCTACCACTGATTCCTACGAAGGCATACCGGCAGGCGGATTTGAGCATCACCGCATCACGGAAGCACGGGATTGGCTTGCCTGCCACATTGAGGTATGCCCACTCTGACGGGAGTGGGCGGAGCGTGTCCGATATGCCGTTCGGACAGGACGGGATATAACCCAAGGAGTTAGGAGAATCCATCGGTGGATATGAAAAGGGTTCAAACCGTTTTCCGGTTTGAACCCTCTAATCCACTGACAATTGTGCGTTGCACTTTCGATTTTGTCAAATCGAGTCGCGTCGCACGACCTGTCCATGCACGTCGGAAAGCCTGTACAACGGCTGCCCCTTCACGTTTTCACCAACCGGTTGGAGCCTGCCGCGCTTACGCCATGAGCGAATCGTGTTCGTGTTGCACTGGAACCCGCATTCGCGCAGCAGTTCCGCACACTCCCCCGCCGTGAACGCCCTGCCCGATTCGATGCACTCCCGCAGGAACCCCAATCGCACGTCGACCACACGATAAGTGTTGCCGCACACGGGACATGCAACGCTTACCGCGCCGACCGCCGCTGTCAATTCGACTCCGCACAGCGGGTTCGGGCATCTTCCGATGTCATGTTTCGCAGGCGGCACGTCGATGATGTCCAGCGTCTTTCGAACCATCGACTCCCACTCATGGTAGAAGTCGGCGATGTCAGGCATGCGGCGCAGTCGAGGACTGCCGGCGCAGACACGCAGCATGTCCACCAGCGGCGGATGCATGCCATAGGTCGCCCAAGGCATGGCGGGCGGAGCGTACAACCGGCGCCAGAGTGCGATTGCGGCATCCTCGATGGCCTGCATGTGGTCGAGCACCGGCAATCGGATTGGCGTCGGCGCGGCTGGAAGGTTGACGCGTCCAGGCTGGCGGCCTCCGTAGTGCGCGGTCGAGTCCAGGAACTCATGTAGCGAATCCAACCATGCTGGATATTCCCGCAGCCAGCCGCGGAGCAGCCCATCGCATCTCGCGCACATGGTGTCGCCGACAGCGCATCCTCCGCCGCAGACGAGGCACACACCGGCGAGCGCTGGTGTTGTTTGGCTGGTGTTTGTTGTGGTGTTGGTGGTGGTTGGTTGGGATTCGTTGGTTGGTTCGTACATTTGTTCGATTCCCTCCGGCGTGATAGTCTGGTTTGTGGTAATGCCAGAGCCCGGCCGGAAGGTCGGGTTCTTTGTTTATTCGGTGGCGGAGTCCTGTTCTTCAAGGTCGACGTGTTCGAGCTTGGCTCTATGGCGGAGCAGAACGGCGTATTCATCCATGACGTCAAGCTGCCTGCTCAACAGACCGATCGGACAGACGGGCTCGAAGTCGAGCGTGCCATCCGCATACCGCTGCAGCATGCCCCTGAGCCTGCCAGCACGAGCGGTCAACTCACGGTATTCGACGCGCATCCGCTCCTCATAATCGCCTCCGTCGGCGCTCGCGGGTTGCACTTGGTCAGCGGCGGCGAGCACTTCGATGGCTTGGCGAACGTATCCGTCGCGGATCCATTCGGATGCGGTCTGCCATTCCTCGTGGATGATTTCGGTGGAGTCCTTGCGGAGCGCCCATTTGAGTCCGAACAGACGTTCGGCGACGGCTTCGGTGCGCGCGTCGATCGGCGGCAGTGGCGGTTCGAGTGTTTCCTCGCTCATTGTTCCGGTTCCTTTCCGTGGGATGATTTATGACCGGTCTTCCAGATTCTGTGCCAGAACAGCCAGATCATCCAGGCTGGCACTTCGACCCAGATGGTCAGGTACGGCGAGACGGCGTAGATCTTCCACCACCTGCCGCAGATGACGCAATGCTCTATACGCCGGTCGGCATCCTGGGATGGTCCGATGCCATTGCTGGCGCAGATGGCTGTGCCGAGAGCGTTCCGGCACAGATGCGGAGTCCGGTCTTTCATTCGTCGGCCTCCGATTGGGACAGGCGCCACTGCTCGAAAAGACGGTAGGCATCCAGCGAGATGGTCCGGACCGGGCTGAACTTCAACCGCCACATGCAGTCGGCGCACACCTCGGTGAATGTCTTCGCCTGGCCGCCATAGATGAGGCCTATGGAATAGACGGGACTTGAACACCACCGGCCGCACAAATCGCAGGTGTGCATATCCTGCGTGACCAACTCGTCACGCTGCGGCAGGAACGGATTCCCCGCACCCCTTTCATCCACGGCTGCGGCGAGCGCCTTCCTGATC